ACCACGGAACTTCACAGTTTTCATCTTTTCGTTGATGATTTCTTGATTCATAAAGCGATAGTCGTTCTTGAAGTCACTGTCCTTGTTTTCAAAGTGCAGACCTACTGGCAAAGTTTCACCATTGCGTTCTGCTGTGGTGATACTAATCTTTGCACCTTCTTTGTACTCTGCACCCTCTAGCAGATATTTCAACTTGTTCAGTTGCGGCATACCAAACACACCGATCATATCCGGATATGGATTGGCAGTTTCTGCTTCCATGATAACTGAACGGTCATCTGCCATTGAGTTAATAGTTGTGCCTTTGTCTGTGCCTGTGACCTTGACTGTGGTCAAGAAGCCTAGATTCTGTGTGTGGCTAACGATGTCTTGTAGTATATCTTTCATTGAGAATTCTCCTGTATATTAAGATTATATTTAGATCTTGAGTGAAAAGCAACCTAGTAATCACTCAAAATCAAACAATTTGTTGAATGTGTTATCCGACCTTGTTGAACTGATATCCCATTCGAGAACACCAATAAGGTTTCCTAACTTCTCATCTATGACTGTGGTTTCCATTTCTGCATCATTGAAAGGCAGATCTTTGAACCACTGTGGCAATCTCAGTTCATCTACAGGATATGCAACACTAGTATACCCCATAGGATTGTCTTTGATCTTGCATACAATCACTTTCATGCCATCTACAATCTGCATGGAGTACTTGTCATCCATCATACGTTTCAAAGTGTTCCAATTCAAACTAGCTCTGACATGTCCGGGCATGTTGGTCTTGCCTGCTTTCTTTTCTTTGACAGCGTATTCTGTGATATTGTTGGCACGTTTGGGCGAACCTTTCTCCCAACCTGGTCGAGTTTTGAATTCTGTACGGAAATCAGTGATATATTGCAGTATCTCTTCTTTCGATACGCCAGTTAGTGTTTTAGTCAGTACCTCACTCAAGAAGTCTTGTATAACAACTGGGGTATCTGAACGCTTGAGGTCAAGACCCATGGCTTTGATCTTGCCTGGTTTGCCTTCTGTGTCTGCTCGTTTACCTTCTTTGTCATAGTAGAGAACTGCGTATCGTTTTTTAGTGATGAACAGTCCTTTGCTTGCAACAATTTCGCGACCTGCTTTGATGACCTCAGCTCTGGTTCGAGGGACATGAAATGCCTCCTGCATGAATTTGACAAATGTGCCATTGACTGTTTCTCCTATGGTATCATAAAGTTCAACGACTGATTCTCTGTTCCAGGGAATCAGATTCTTCTCAATGTCTTTTTTCAGTGTAGCATATGCTGAAAAATAACAAGAGTCTGTGTCACCGTAGATTACTGCTCGACCAACGTGGTCATATTCTCCGGTGATAATTTCATTGACTTTTGATGCCATGTGTTTGGCAATTTGTCGACCAGTTAGTGTGGTACTCTGGCCGATCCTGTTATCAAAAAATCTACAGCCTGGATTTAAAATTGCACCATATAAACTGTTTAATAGAATCTTCTTGACCAACTGTCGCTTGTCCCAATACTCTTCTTCGATCTTGTTGCCTGCTTGAATACAGTCTTTCAGCTTGGCCTGCATTTCTTTACGTTCCTTGTACCAACGAGCTAGAAGTCCTGATATCACACCTTCGTTTTCGTAAGTGAATATAGTACCATTTGCACTAATCACCCAAGGTTGATTACTTTCAAAAATAAGATCATATACTTGTGCAGCACTCAAGGTATCTGATCCGCCGCCTTCCCAGTCTATATTGATTTCACGTCCTACTTCTCGATTCATCACTGCGGAATACTCAAGACTACCAAATATACCTTCCCAAGCTGACGCAAATGATTTTCCCTTGGCCATTTCTGCAGCAACAAAGTCTTTGGTTCCATCTTGACGTAATTGTCCTACGATAGTTTCTGGACCCATGTTCAACGCACGAATTGCCGACGGATAAAGACTGTTGATATCCAGCGATCCGATCCATTCATGGATGCCCTTTTTAGGATATGCTACATATGCACCGGCAGCTTGTGTGTCTCCGTGCTCTTCCATCTTTTTGCGATTAGGAACTATCATGCCTCTGCGATGTGCTTCGTTGATAATGGCCTGTTCAGTTACTGCAACTGCACCCATTGTGGTCGCTAACAACACTGTGTTTTCGTGTGCAATCGTATTAGCTAAGTCGATGAATTTCAGTTTCTTATCTAAATCATCTAGCAGTTTACAATCGTTGATGTTGTATTCGACGAATGTTTTAAAATCGTTGTTATACAATTGATCCAGTGTGCCTTCATACTGAGTCTTTCTCTGACCTAGTTCGTATTCAGCAATAGCATCTAATCGATATGTATGGCGTTCTTCATAGGTGTACTTGCGATACAGTTCGAGGCTATCTATATGCACACGACCTATAAAGTCATAGGTGGTAGCAGTTTTGCCAAACTTTTCATATTCACGTTTCTTGGGAAAACAATCCCATAGACAAAAACGTCTAGTATCTTCTTTGCTAAGAACCTTAATAACACGATTAACAGTATATGGAATATCAAAGCCCTCTGAATTCCAACCACTTAGCACATCCGACTCTTGAATTAAATTCAAGAATGTATCTAACATGTCTGCTTCGTTATCAAATAAGTGAGTATTAGGAAATTCTTCTACTAGTTTTTTAGCTTCTTCCATACCAAGACCTTTCGGAGGTATGGCTAAACATACCATGGTCTCCATCCATTGCAAGTAAACAGCAATAGCAGTGATAGGCATAAACGCATCATCTGGACTCGCATAACCACGCTCTGGATCAAAGTCTACCTCGATGTCAAAGAACGCTACATTTAGTTTAGGAGCATCTTGATTGAGATAATGATCTTCTAGGCATCGATAGATAGGATTGATGTCTGACTCGTAGAGTCGTTTGTTTGAATGAATAGCAAGTTCTTTGCGATGTTCTTTGACATTCTTTGAACTAACTCTGCTTAAAGGTTCACCCTTGATGGATTGGAACTTGCCTTTGGGGTCGTTGTAATAGAATATGTGTCTGGCAGCGTAGTCTTTGAAATGCCTCTGCCCTTTGTCGTCGCGCTCAACAACACGTATCATGTCATCTTCGCGATCGTAGTATGCGTCTACGAAACTCATTTTTTTTCTCCTATGCAATTTCAGGCTTGCAAATACCAATATGCGGTTTATGGCCCGCCGACCTTTGTCTTAATTACTTAGCATCCTTACCAGACCTACGCTATCGATAGTGGTCAACAGGATGTAGTTAGCAAGCATGCCAAATGATTTCCTAGTATAAGCAGCCCAAGCATATAAAGCACAGCCGAGAATCCAAACAGGATATAACATAAGTAGTGGAGGATTGGGGACTGTGAGCGCCATAGTGATCGAACATCCAATCGATATAGCCCATGCGATAATCTCCACCATAAAACGGAACGGGTTAGATCTCCAATCATCTCGAATCCAATCAAACGTAGGTTTTAATAATTCATTCATTCAGGTAATCGCTTTGTGACTCCGAGAATCATTTCGATTTCGTTCCACTCGGCTTCGTGATCTTTCCAATTGTCTTTGTGTGCAATACGAATTGCTTTGTTAATGATACTGGGTTTGACCTGCAGTTCTTCTGCGACAGCTTTCACAGTTTCTTTTAGGCCTTCTTGTAGATCTTCTACTTCACGAAGAACATTTGATCCTTCGCTGATTAATCTTTCTAATTTGGCTTTTTCTTCAGGCCCGTACATTTTAGTCATGTTGTCTCTCCTATATGACTATTATATAGTCATAAAAAAAGCCAGTCAACCTGTGACTGGCTTGATCTAACCAAACTTATTTTTATTTTTGATCTTCGCTTAGTACATCGTACATTTCAAATACGCCACCGTTGCGCTCATAGACCAAACCTGCGTATAGGTCAGCTTTCATACCTTCGCCAAGTTTGTTCTTGGCCACACGCTCGGCCCAAGTAAACAAAGCTTTGTCTACAGGATCGATCTGTTGTTGGCCACCGCTTTCTTGTACCAACTGTACCATCTGTTTGAATGATAGTTTGGTTTCTACGCTTTCCTTAACTGGACGCTTCTTGCCTTTCGGCATCATTGCGCTTTCTGTTTTCTTACCAAAGTATTTGGCCTGCTTGTCGCTCATGCCTTTCTTGCCGCTTGTTTTCTTGCCAGCGTTGTCATCTTCGCCTTTCTTCTTATCGGCCCAATCCGGAACACCGTCGCCGTCTTCATCTGGCTTCTTTGCTTCATCCAT